AAGGATGTTGCTGACGCACCCGCAAAGGCAACTTTCTCAATGGGTATGTCAAAGGAACAATTTGACAGAGATATTGCACCTTTATTGACTGACGATTTCATCAGGGAGTTAGATCAAATATTGGCAGAGAGCACTAAGGCTGCGAGAATGCAACAAATATGGTACGACTCTTTGACACTTGACGGCTATAGCGCTGTCGTACATTGGAATGTTTCAGGAGAATCAGCCTCTATTTCTGGACGACAAATAGGTCAGGGTGTTGGCGGCGTAACCCGCCAGCCATTCCCAATAGTGTTTATGACCAACCCTATGGCTATTAAACCTATTAGTGGATTGCCCTCTACAGTAGCGACACCAAACACTGCGCCTTTCCGTGATCAATTTACTTCAATGTTGGGGGACAATCCTAAGACAGGGCATTGGGTAGATGCAGTAGAAAACTCAGTTTGGGATGATGCAGTGGCGCAGGGGCATGGTGGTGTTCGTGTTCAGGATGTAGAAGGAGTTTTGGCTGGGTTTGAGGAACATCTGGATGGTCTATATCGGAGTTGGGATCGTGCGAAGCGGCAGCAGGTGCGAGAAAGTTTTGAAAAAGTAGTTAGTCCGCAAGTTCATCTAGAAAGATTACAAGGAGAAAAAGCGCGCTTAATAAAAGAATATGGTTCAGGGGGAATTGTTGAGATGGCTGCTCAACAATTAGAGGGTGAGCGGCTATCTCTTTTATCTATAAGGGAAGAAGGTCTTGCAATTGATAACGATGCTCAAAAGAACCTTGCAAAAGCGGAAGCAGTTTTGAACGAGATAGAGGTTCGTATAGGGGAAATGGAAGACGCTCAACAGGCTTTGATGGCTATTCAAATGAGTCCAGACATGCCTGCTGAATATTTAGGCGGAGCCTTGCAAGAATTAGAGACTGCTGTTTCTATTATTCATCTGGCTCAAATAAAGAAAAACAATATGGCAACAACTGCTTTGGAATCGGGTTTAAGCGATAAAAAAATTGCGACTGCGATCAATAATGCTATAGGGGATCTTACCAGTGGGGAAATTGAAGAATTAAGAACAAGTTTGACAAAAGGTATTGCGGGTATTGAAGAGTTGGCGGGTGCAAAGCCGATACCTGAAGGCGGTATCGCTGCTTTTGATGAAGCCGCTGACGACAACTTTTGGTTTCCTTTAACGCGAAGTCAAGACAGGGAAGAACTTTTAGATGATGTTTTCTATTCTGGGTTCAAAGCGTTTGGTCATAATTCGCAAGGTCCAGAAGCAATGGTTGAAGCGATGACTGCTGTTACAAGATTCCAAGCGAGGGGAGGCTGGGGAGAGTTCTGGAGGCATTACGACAAACTAAACAACCTCCTCAAGGGCTACATGATCCTGAAACCAGGATTTCATATGCGGAACTATTTTTCTGCCGTATTTATGAACTTCCTACATGGTGTTGATCTTTCTAGTTACCGTCAGTTCCAACGCGCTTATTGGCAGGTGCAACACGACATGGCTGTTGAACGTGGCTCTAAGGCAGCCGCACTTAAAATCAAAACAGGTATGAGAGCAAGGGGAATTTGGAGGAAGGTTTCCGAGGAGAACAAAGCGATTGTACGCGAAATGTTTGATCAAAAGGTTATCGGCGGTGGTGCTGGACAGGTAGGTGTTGAGTTTTCTTCTGGTACAGCCAAAGGTGGGAAAATACGTAGGGCGTGGGGAACGGTTAACCCATTTAATCCTAGAAACGCTCCTTTGCAGATATCACGTAATGTCGGTATGGGTACTGAAACTTTTGTGCGTGGTTCTCTTGGTTTTGATGTGATGAAAAAGGGTGGGAAACCTTCAGAGGCGTTTGACAATATTGTTAAATATCATTTTGATTACGACGATCTTTCAGATTTTGAACGGTTAGTTGTAAAAAGAATCATTCCGTTTTACACATGGACTAAACATGCTATGCCGTTAATTTTTGAGGAAATGGGTAGGAATCCTGCCAAATTGACTGCGTATTTTAAGATCAAACGAAACGTGGAACTAGGTCAAGAAGAATCACCGATTGTTCCTGACTACTTCCGTCGGCAAAATGCTATGCAGTTGCCTTGGAAGCATCAGGGCGAAAATATGTTTATTCTTCCTGATTTGCCGTTTAAGACACCATTTGAATTGCTTGATCCTGCGCTTTCTCTTGACGACCAATCTGTTTCTAGCAGAATTGGAACAGCGTTAGGTAGCGTGCTTACGCAATCTACGCCTTTAATAAAGTCACCTGTTGAGTGGTTTATGCAGAGAAATATTTGGAAGGGGTACAATTTTGATGGTAGACCTGAGAAGGTTCCTACTGCTTACGCTAACGTTCCGTTGTTGATGGAGGCTTTGGAGAAACTTGGTCAAGCAGAGAAACGCAATGGCGTTTGGACTATGCCTGACCATTCTTTACATGCTTTAGGTCAACTTTTACCCACGTTAACTGATTTGCGTAGACTGTTTCCATCGGAGGAACGCTATCAGCAGAGAACTTTGTCTACTTGGTTGAGTTTTGTTACTGGTTCGGGAATTAGAACAAATACCAAAGAAGAGCAGCAGCGTGTAATAGAGTCTAAGTGGTGGGAAATGCGAGATGAAATTGACGACATGAGAGCCTTGTATAAAGAAACCCGCACAGGCGATCAAGGAGATTAGGACAGGAAGGCTTATAGGTATGGAATATATTTCACGCGAAGAATGGGGACCAATCCCTATGAAACGGAAACTGGTTCCTTTACGTGATTCACGTATTGAGGGAATTGTTTTGCATCACACAACAGGATCGTCAAATGACCCTGTTGCGATGACTAAACAGCATGACAGACATCACGTTAATGGGCGTGGCTGGTCAACGATTGCGTATAACTGGCTTATTGGTAATGAAGGTGAGATCATTGAAGGGCGAGGATGGCATGTTGGTGGCGCTACGAAGAATTGGAATAGTAAAACTGTTTCTATTTCGTTTGTAGGCGATGGTGATAATGCGTCTGAGAAGGCATTGTCCGCAATTAACACAGTGATAAGCATGTGCCGAGAAAAATACGGCGATTTGTGGGTGAAATGTCATAGAGATTTTAAGGCAACGTACTGTCCTAGCGACAAGTTGGCTTTGTGGGTGAGTTCTGGTCGTGAAGCGAATGCTTCTGAGGCGGCTTCTAAGCCCGCTGAAGGGGCTGCAAGACCTTATTGTGGGCGTGTGTTAAGTAAGCGTCGTAAAAGCCGTGGGGAAGATGTTGAGCACGTTCAGAAGAGATTGAATGAATTGGGATTCAACTGTGGAAAAGTTGATGGAAAGTACGGTCCGCGTACAGCCGATTCTGTAAAATCTTTTCAGAAAAGTCGGGCGTATTTGTCAAAGGATGGCGTGGTTGGTGCTAAAACTTGGCACGCTTTGTTTAATAAGTAGGAGTTACAATGCCTAAAGTTGGTGGTAAGAAATACCCTTATACGGCTAAAGGAAAAGCCGCAGCGTCTAAGGCGCGTGCGAAAAAGAAAAGGAAGTAGTAATGGATTACAGAGATATCATTGAGCGTGCGATATGGACAGGCGTTCAGTCGTTTTTGGCTGTCTTTAGTATCACGGATTTAGCGACTCTTGAAGCGGCAAGTGTAGCGGGCATGGGAGCGTTGATTAGTGCTCTTAAAACTGTTGCAACCGCTAAACTTGGGGCTGGTAAGGCGTAGTCACATGTCGGAAGATTCCAACATAGCGTTTAACAAGTGGGTTGAAGAAGAGGGTGATGCTATCGCTGACGAGATCAGGGAGAGCATGAAAGCCAGTTCTAGCGTGTTGAATGTGGATGATGGTAGTCACGCTGTTTGGCATGAGGGGAATTTGGGGATGCTTTTAGTGTTGCCTTTTGAACACGCTATGGCTTTTGCGGCTGAACATGATGAGGCGGATTTTGTTAATGCGCCTCTTCATAATTATGTTTTTGCCACAATAAGCCAGTTGATTTTGCGTGCGACAGACATTATGGATTTTCCTGAGGATCTGTCGGATTGGGCTGACGAGTTAGATTAAGCGAGAACATTCTCGTGGTCGCCTTGCATTGGTAAACGCCAGAGGTCTCTAACGACCATGCATCCTATGATGCAGTAGCCTATTAGGTCTATGAACG